CCTGCACCGTCGAACCCGGCTCCACCGGCGCCCCACTTCACCAACTGCTCCAGGACCCTCAGACACTCCTCTCCAACCAGCGCGACGAGGACGGCGGCTCCCTGCCAACCTTCAACGCCTGCGACGGCCTGACTCTCATCGCCGCCGGCGAGCGCATCTTCCCCGCCGACTATCTCAATGCCTACGCCGAGCAGCACATACCCCTGACCGAGCTCAACGTCTCCGATCACCTTAAGGCTGGCACCACCACCATCTGTGTCATCTGGCCCGATCCCGGCGGCGACACCATCACCCTCGACCATCCTGACGGCAAGTACGCACTCAAAGGCACCGCCTACCGCCTCAGCGACATCCCCGTCACGAGCAACTGAAAGGACCCGTAACGATGCGTCGTCGAATGTTTCTCTCCGGGTCTTCGATCCTGGCCGGCGTTGGGCTGCTGGCCCTGGCCGGTTGTGAGCCGCCCTGGAGGTCGCGGGGCGAGGGCCCCGACGCCTCGACGTCGGCGGCGTTGTCCGGGTCGTGCGGCAAGACCTGCCGCTCCAGTTTGGTCAGCGCCGTTTGCCGCTGCGCCCAGGCACCGGTGACGGTGGTGTCGGTCAAGAGGTCGCGGTAGCCGTTGAGGTCGCCGCCGAGGCGTTGGGTGAGCAGGGTGTCGAGCTGTTCAATTTCGGTGAGGTTGCGTTCTACCGCGACTTCTTGCGACGCGGCAGTTGGGCGGGCGAGGGTTTTGGAGTTGGGTGTGATCATCGTTAGTAATCCAGATAGGCAGGCTTGGTGTAGCCGTCCTCAATGGCGACGGTTACGGGCAGGGCGGTATTGCTGCGGCTGGCGGCGTAGGCGAGGCAGAGGGCGATGGCGGCGTCGCCGTGGCGCTCACCCGCTTTGCCGCTGCGCCGCCCCAGTTTGATGACGCCGTCAATGCGCTCCAGCGCGCGCAGGTCGTCAATGATGTCGGCGTCTTTGGGGATGCGCAGCGCGTCGTCTTCGAGCGCGGCCACCAGTGGTGGCATGTGCTCGCTGTACCAGGCATTGGAGAGTTTGATTTGAGCAACGCGGTTGCCGTAGCGGTCATGCGCCGCCTCAGCGAGGTACTCGCCGTTGCCCGAAGCGTCAAACCACGCGGCCGAGAGGCGGGGAAGGCGGTCGAGCAGGTAATAGACGATTTGCCGCTGTTGTGCGTGCGGGATGTTGCGTAGCTCGACCGCAAACGGTACATGGCGGCGGGTATCGGCGGCGATTTGCAGCGGCACCAGCACCGAGAGGTCGCCGTGCCGCGCGAAGTCCATGCCAAAGACGTGTTCGCGCGTGCCGTCTAGCGTGGCCAGCAACGGGCGCAATTCGCGCTCGCACCAGTCGGCGATGTCAGCGGTGCGCATTTCCGCCGGGTATTCTGCCCAGCCGTCGGGCTGGGCAAGGCGCAGGATGGGGACGGGGTCGGCACGCAGCTCCAGCAGGCTGCGCGAGAGTACCGCGCCGCCGCTGTTCGAAGGGATAACGCGCAGCTCTTCGTCGGCGTCCGCGCCGTATTGTTCGTAGATGCCCGCCGTCCATGCCGCCTCCCCCGCCGCTGTCCACTCCATGCCGCGCACTTGGCAAATGCGGCGGTAGAGGCCTTGCGCGACCGCCTCGTCGAAGGTGGTGCGATGCAGGGCGTAGGGTTTGCGCCCGCCACGGATGTCCTGGCAGAGCTGGTTGAAGGGGTTATCGACGCCGTCGTGCGTGCTGATGATGGCGACCTTGCCGCCCCACATGAGCAGCGCCATCGCCGCCTTGAGCAGCTCATCAAGCTGCTCGTGGAAGGCGGCTTCGTCGATGATGACGTAGCCCTGTTTGCCGCGCAGGTTGGAGGGGCGCGACGATAAGGCGGTGATGCGGTAACCCGACGCGCAGCGGATGACAAAGGTCAGGATGTCCTTGTCGCCGTCGTTGAGTATCTCCTCGCTTACGGCTTCGGCGACCAGCTGGTAATGACCAATCCAGTCGGCGCTGTCGCGGATAAATTCTTCGGCCATGTCCTTGTTGTAGCCGATGTACCAGACGTCCATGCCGGAGGCGGCCGCCGCCACCAAGGCGGCCTCGGCGGCGGTGGACCAGCTGATGCCGATGCGGCGTGATTTTTCATAGACGCGCACCGGGGTTGGGTCGTTAATCCATTGCATTTGGTAGAGCAGGAGGACACCAGCCATCTCAGCCCCCCAAGATGCGCTGCTTGATGAGTTCGACTGCCTCGTCGGATAGCCCTTGCGATTTGGCGGTGGCCTCGACGTCGGCGGCGGCCTTGTTGAGGGCGCGCTGCTCAATTTCGCGTTGGCGCGCTTCGTTGATGGTCGATGCGCGTTCCAGCTTCTCAATCGCTTGGGCGAGGTCTTTCAAGAGACCGGGGTGTGCCGGTTCTTCGTCTTCCGATAATTGCAGCGCGGTTTCAAAGGCGAGGTTGCGTACCAGCTCGTTCAAAAGCGCGCCTACCTTGCCCTGCGGCTGGTTGCCAAAGCGGGCAATCCACATGTCGGCGATTTCGCGCGATTGCTGGATTTTCGCGCCAACCTCGCTCATTTTCAGCGCATAGCGGTTGACCGCGCTCTTGCTGCGCGGCTTTTCGCCCAGCTCGGCAAGGACAGCGTTTAAGCGCTCGGTCGCCTCCAGCTGGGTGATGGCCGGGTCGCGCAGCCAGCCCTGCAACTGTTCCAAGAGCGCAGGCGGCAACGTCTTGATGCTGTTTGCCGCCATCAGCGACGCGCCTCAATGTCGCGCAGTTCGGACGGGCGCAGGTCACGGATGCCATGCGCCCGCGCTTTGCCACGCGCGATTTCAAGGCCGCGGTCGGTCAATGTCACCATCGTCAGGTTCGGCGACGGATGGCTGCGGCTGATATAGCCCTGTTCTTCCAGCCAGCCGATTTCGGTTTGCAGCTGGTCGTAGGTGATGTTCTGCCCGGTTTGTTCCAGGCAGAGGTCGAGCATGTCGAGTGACAGACGGTAGTCGCTGTCGTATTCGAGCAGGCTCAGGATGGCGCGGCGGCGGTAAGCGCGCACGGCGTCTTGCATCATGATTTGTCTCCTTTCAAGAGCACTTCGAGGATGAGTTTGCTGGTGTCGTTGACGCCGTCGAGCGCGCCCTCCATTTTGTGCAGGGTTTCCGCTTGGCGGTCGAGGCGCTTGTGGATGTTGCCGATGGCTTCACGGTTTGGCAGGTGCTCGATTTTGGTCTCCAGCGCGGTCAGGCGGTTCTTGATCAGGCCGGTTTCTTCTTCCGCCTTGTCTTCCAGCGCGGCAATGCGGCTGGCGTTGGCCTTGTGTTTGGCCAGTATCCATACGTAGATGCTGATGCCGACGGTGAAGCTGGTCTGGATAATGTCAAAAATAAACTTCCATAACGGGATGTTAGGGCTTCCCACGGTGTCTCCTTTCGTAGATTTCCTGGCATTCGCGGCAGCGGATGGCTGCGGGGTTGGCGGCGCGACGTGAGGCGGGTATTGGCTCGCCGCAATCTGCGCAATCTGCCTGCCCGGCCTGCTGTTGCGCCGCCTGAATGCGGGCAAGCGCGTTGGCGGTTGTCGCCTCGATTAGCGCTTCGGCGCGGTCGGCTTCATCCATCTCTCGCTCCATTGGCGAATGACCGTAAGGCGCGCGTTGCAGGTGGTGAGCGCCTGATGCTGCTCGATGAGGTAGCGGGCGACATCGCGCTGCGTCGCGCGCTGCGGGTCGGGTTTTTCGGGAGTGGCAACCGGCGCGGTGAGGCCGGTCGGCACGGCGATGGGGTGGTAGCGCGGGATGTCGCGCGCGCAGGCGGTGAGACTGATAGCAAGCAGCAGGGCAATGGCTCTCATGGCAAATCCTCCAGCGCTTGCCGCAATACCGGCGCCACCGGGGCATCGTCATGCGCCGGGGCCTGTTGCACGCGGCGAATGGCGGGGCGGTATTGCGTCGCTATTTGCGACGTGGTTGCGATTAACGCCTGATAAGCCGCATCGGCGGCGGCGTACTCATCGGCAAGCGCCTTGTTGGCGGCGGTCATCCGCTCGCGCCACCTCTCGTTACCGACGAGCCAGTCGAAGCTCTCGGTCTGAAGGGCAAGCAGATTCGGAAAACCAAGCGTGTAAGGGCAACCTCAAAGCGTGCTGCGGAGAGGGAATTGGAGAAGTTCGTGTGGGCAGTAGAACGTGAGGTGCAAACGGATGAGGCGCATAAGAATCTCACGTTTCGTGAATTTGCCGAGATTTGGGAGTCGCGGCATAACGATAAAATGGCGATCACCACGCGGATGTCACAGCGCTCTGTTCTGCATGATCGGATGATGGATGCTTTTGCGGGCATACCGCTTGCGAAGATTACGGGGGGCTGCGTGATGACTTTTGTTGAAACCCTGCGGAAGAGTAAAACGCGGCACGGGAATCCCCTATCGGATACGATGGTACATAAAAACTATAAGCTGCTGAATCACATGCTTTCCAAGGCGGTGGAGTGGAAGATTCTCAGCAAGAATCCATGCGACGATATACCGCGCGAGGATCGTCCGAAGCCGAAGTATCATCACTATCCGATCTGGCAGGAAGCGGACTTGATGAAGTTCCTGCGCGTGATCGATGC